GTTGTGTCAATATGTTCTGTATATAAAGGACCGATATAATTTTTATATAACTAGGTCTGCTAGTCCTAAGGTCTGCTAGTCTTATTAGCGACTGTACATATATATTAAGTACTAAACCGCTATATATGAGGTATTGAAACCTATATATACCTCTAAGGGTGTTTATATCTACTGTATTGAACCTCTATATATGAGGTATTGAAACCTATTAATACCTCTAAGGGTGTTTTGCAGGCCAAGCCCTCAAACCTCTAAACCTAAATAATAGTGGAATATTAATACACCGACCCAATGTTACAGTGCACCACCGATACAGTGCAGACTATTAATACACTGGAATAGTAATACACTGGAATAGTAATACACTGGAACGATATATATATTATTAATACAGTGTACTACTATTACAGTGTATCAGGGGTGCAGTGTAACATTAATACAATCATTACTATTCCCTTAGTACTACTAGTGGCTTGGTGTAATACTAAACCAGCGGTGCAGTGTAACACTGTAATACTATTGTAATTGACATAAACTCATAAGGTTTTGGGTTTCGCTGCCCTCATAAATTTATAACCTAGATTTTTAGTATTATATAATTAGAATAAATTTATAACCTAGATTTTTAGTATTATATAATTAGAATAAATTTATATTGGTTTATTTTAGTATTATATAATTAGAATATATAATAGTGTGGAAGTGTTTGGAAAGTGGAAGTGTTTGGAAAGTGGAAGTGTTTGGAAAGTGGAAAAAATTTTTATAGTAATGGAATACAAGTTATATAATTTAACAATCGCTACCAAATGTTATAGACCTTTGGACTAAAAGATGTTTACACTTAAAGTGTCTGTTTAGGAATCCCAATGTCTAAACGCTGTTACTCCCAAAAAACCTTTGTCTTTAACTCCAAAGAGGCAAAGGTTTATTTGTCTCTTGCCTTAAAACCAATTATGCTTAATTTTATAGAGGTGTCTATAACTCTGAAAGGGAGGGTGAAAGTGTCTACAAATAACGAGGTCGTAAAGCTACTTGAGAAAAGGTGGAGTAGCTGTAAGTATAAACCAGAGTATGATCAAATGCTGCTTGACCACTTATCTAAAGGGTTAAGCTTCATGTCGTTCGACACACCTGAAGGTGTTGCTTATTCAACCTTAAGGAAATGGTGTGATAGGTTTCCTTCGTTTGGACAGGCAAGAGAAATAGGAGAAAAAAGAAGGCTACAGCTTTTAGAGAAAGAAGGCATTAAAATGGTGAAGGGTGGTAATGTAGTCGCCTGGAAATTTTTAATGGGTGAGTATGGAGTTGTTGAAAGATCTGAAGTTCACGTTACTTCTGACTCTCCTCACATGCAAGTACCTGCTGGTATTAGATATGCCCGACTTCAAAAGCTTAAGGAGCTACACCAAAAGGTCAAGATGCAAGAGGAGCAAAAAGCGCTCGCGCAAAATACACCTAAAATAAATGAGGTAGAATTAGTTAGGTCCGAACCAATTGAAGACGATTTCATGGAGGGGTTATAATGGGTGACACTATATTTGTTTGTGTTATAGCGGTTTTAATCTTTATCAACTGTCAGAGAGAGAAAGACAGGGAGCATGAATTAAAGCTTAAATGCTATAAATCTGAGGAAGCTATAGATGCGGATTAAGTATGAAAACACTTGGAAGGATTATAGATGTTTCTTGATCTTTCCGACTGTGGCTATAGATGTTTCAGACGATAGTAAGTCTATCGGTTTCTTCTGGCTATGGCTTTCGATAGCTTTAGAGTTTAGGAGTTAGAGGAATGAACTATGTGTGTAAGTTTAGCTATAGGGATGGCTGGGGGGAATTATGTTTCAGCGATGCAATCGTTTTTTCTGCAAATATAAAATCTGCCATAAAGCTAGCTAAAAAGAAGTGTATTGAGAATGGCTATACATTCCTCTCAATCAAATCTTGTATTAATATTTGGAGTTAGTGTGGATATTATGCCTTGCCCTTTATGTTATAACACACACTTAGACTTTACATCTCTTATGCATGGAGGGTTTGTGATGGCTTGCGACTGTGGGTTACAGTTTAGAAAGTTTGAACTTACAGAGCGTGAGTTCGTGAACCAATGGAATACTAGAAGGAAGAAGACTTGGGGTATTAGGCATGGGGAAGAAAAGGAGGGGTGAGATAAATGGAAGGCTTATCAGCGTTAGACATAGTTGTATTTGTTTTTCTAGTATGGGTCTTTCCTTTAGTTGTTTATTACATTTTAATCAAGCAGGACGACGATGAACCTAACAGACAGTGACTTAGACGCAATATCAAACATGAGTGATGAGGAGTATGAACAGTATGAGAAGCTTCTCACCTTGGAAGCTGCTTATCAAAACTTCGGTGACTTCGTAAAGTACACCTTCCCAAACTACCAATTCAACTGGCATCACAGGGTAATAATAGAAAGGCTTGAAAGGTTAGTCTACGAGAAAGATCAAAGGGTAATGATCTGGCTCCCCCCGCGTCACGGAAAATCGGAGCTAGTATCTCGAAGGTTTCCTCCTTTCTACTTAGGCAGACTACCTAACAATCAAATCATTGCTTGTTCCTACTCGGCAGCACTAGCAACAAACTTTAGTCGTGACGTGCAGCGGATAATGGAGTCGAAAGAATATCACGATGTTTTCCCTGATACCTTAATACCGAACACTAATTTTAGTCGTGAGCATCCTGACAATAATAAATACAAACGCCAGTCTTCCTTCTTCGAAGTCATTGATAAAGGAGGTGATATGCTATCAACAGGTGTTGGAGGTTCCATTACAGGTATGGGTGCCGACCTTATTCTTGTCGATGACCCTGTTAAGAATGAAGAGGAAGCGACTTCTGAAACTATGCGTGAAGCGCTTTTCGGCTGGTATAACTCTACCCTCTACACGCGACTTGAAGGCGGTGCAAACCTTGTCATTTGTCAGACCCGTTGGCATAAGCAAGATCTTAGCGGTAAGCTTATCGAGGAGATCGAATACGGGGGTGAGAAGTGGGAGGTGATATCTTTACCAGCAATCGCCACAGAAGAATCAATAAAATCCCCGTTAGACCCTCGGAGTACGGGTGAAGCTCTATGGGAAGGAAAATATCCATTAGACAGACTCGAAATAATCAAACGTCAAGTAGGTACTAGGGTTTGGAGTTCCCTGTTTCAACAAAGCCCTGTAATTGAAGGCGGTAACATTATAAAACAGGAGTGGTTTCAGTACTACCACAAACTACCGTTTGACGTTCACAACTGGCGAGAGGCGCATACAGTTACTAGTTGGGACTTGACGTTTAAGAAAACGGGTAAATCCTATGTTGTAGGCACTGTTTTAAGTAAGTACCGCAATCAGTTTTATTTGGTGGATATGTATCGAGCTAAAGCCGATGTTGTTGAAACTTCTGCCGCTATCGAAGCAATGGCTAAGAAATATCCTGCATGTAAAACTCATTTAATCGAAGGAAAGGCCAACGGTCCTGCAATCGTCTCTCTTTTAAAGCGGAAAGTGCCAAATCTTGTCGAGGTAAATCCAAATGCTTCAAAGGATGAACGCCTTCACTCTGTAGCTCCTATATTTGAAGCTGGAAACTTCCTTCTACCGATGAACTCCCCACTGAGTAAGACGATTATTGAAGAAATGATAAGCTTTCCAAATGCAGATAATGACGATATAGTTGACTCAATCTCGCAGGGATTGAACAGATTTATGGAAATGAAAGGCATACGCCATTTACAAGCAATGGCTAAGTGGGCTTTACTTACAGCTTTATTTACGGGGGACCAATGTTTACAATACTTTTCCTGAGATTTTTCGGTGAAATAGAATCTGACCCAGACTTTTCTAAAGGCACGTTGCTTATGGGAGCGGTAGTTGTAGACCTTGTTACGTTTGCCGCTGGCTTCGCAACAAGGCACTTTCTCGGTTGTTAGAAATAAGAGGCCACGTTAAGTGGTCCATACCCTGACGATGGGTCATGGCATCCAGGGTGTGCTGCCATTTTCATAAGTTCGTTTCTCATGTCCTCGCAGTTCTTTATGTAGCCAGGTTTAGCACTCATGACTAAAGCGCAAATGCCAGAAACAAAAGGCGTTGCCATTGAGGTTCCACTAAGCGTGGCGTATTTTCCGTCGCTGTATGCAGAAGTAATCGCTTCACCTGGACCTGCAAAGTCTACTTCCCCTCCTCTACTACTAAAACCTGTGACCCTTCCGTGAACATCGTGAGCGGCAATGGTTATAACACCTCCATACTTACCAGGATAGCCTACTGTGTTCGAGAAAATAGTCCCTGAGTTTCCTGCCGCGCAAACAACTATCTTGCCCTTAGTCAATGCAGAGTGAATCGACTTGAAAAGCCTGTGATTAGAACCCGGACCTCCTAAAGACATTGAGATAATGTCTGCATTTTGGTCAACAGCCCAATCAACTCCGTCTGCAATCCAATCATAGGTTCCACCTCCTGAATTGCCTAGCACCTTGCCGATAATTAGATTACACTTAGGAGCAACACCCACTAAACCAACTCTGTTTAACCTTGCACCGATTACCCCAGCGCAATGAGTGCCATGGCCGGACTCGTCCTCGATGCCATCTCCTGTGAAGTCTGCCATTTTTGATATAGCACCGCGTAAGTCAGGGTGGTCAGGGTCTACACCAGTGTCTAACACTGCCACTGTCACACCACTACCCTGTGTTTTGCTCCAAACAGAAGGGACAGACAGAAGTTGATGAGGCCAGTCTAAGTGATCTCTGGCCGCTGAAATTTCGCTTTCTGTGGCGACTTCGTGTACTTTAAACTTAGGTAATGCCAACATACTGTGATTTCCTTATATTTTTATCTCAAGCAGGCTATAAGGTACAGTATGTAGGGTGTAGAGTCAGTTGAAAATACTTTAGGCCAATAGTGGAGATAGAAATGGCGAAAAAACTAGAGCTAAAAAAGGTAAGTGAAATGAGTACTAAGGAAAAGGCACTAAGTCATTTAGATGGGTGGCAGAATATAATAACTGGCCTTGGTACTTCCAAAGACAAGAACACCTATTCAGAAGTTACCTGGCAGCCAACTACAAGGGCTGACGCTGACTCGATGTATGCAGGCGATGAAATGGGTAACAAGATCGCACGACTTATCCCCTACGATGGCACTCGGGAAGGCGTGACTTGGAACATGGATAAGTC